GGGACGACGGCCTTGTTGCCATCCCACGTGCATTTTCAGCCGATCAAGCTGATGCTGCATACCGTAAGAGCGCCACTGCATGGGGTCAAGTGTTAAAGCTAGACTTCAAGAAGACTGGAGAGCCAGTACAATTCCTTGCCAGATTCTACGGAACGGCATGGTCTGGTGGACAAGATAGCATGAGCGACGTGAAACGTCAACTGGTGAAATTTCATACTACAATTAGTATGGACATCAACATGAGCCCCGAACAGAAGGCTGTTGATAAAGCCATCGCAATTCTCCTGACTGATAAGAATACGCCAATTCTTGGAGAGTTTGCAAGGAAGATCTCGACTTTGGACGTAAAGTCGAGGGTCACGCACGACCAAGCTTTCAGAATCGTCTCCCACTGTGCGAGTTTTGATCGCGAGGATCAGTTCCCCAACGAATACGGAATCTGGATGGATGACGTAGTATCGAGCCAAATGCCCGATTTTAACCTGGAACTGTTTAAGAGCTGGATTGCGACAGGCAATCCCATGGAGCCTCCTCAGTGCCTTGACTTGACTCCTGAATTTCACCAACCCGAGATTACGTGCATAATCAACGACGATATTGTACCGGGTAAAGGCATTCAGCCTAGTAAAACGTTTCAAGCCTCTCCTGAACCCAAACAGGAAGTTAAACAAAATGGGCAGGTGAATAGGTCCACTCATAAACAAACGTCTGGAAAGACAGTTAATAAGAACAATTCACCTGTTAAGGTAAACAATCAGTCGAAGAAACTTTCGAACAAGAACGATGTCAACAAAGCAGGCTCGGAAACGAGCACAAGATCAAAGACGAGCCGCACTTCAACGCGCAGGCAGAGGCAGAGGATCCGCAAGACCGAGGGCAAAGCTAACAACGGCGAACTCTCTAGACGAACAAACCACTAGCTATGCTAAGCTATTGGCTAACCCGTGTACTGGTAATCTTGTCCAACCACTTTATGGAGCATCCGAGGGTGGTTACATGGCGAGGACAACCCGTGTTGTCACGCTTGCTACGGACAATGAATACACTCATGGATACGTCGTGTGGTTCCCAGACTACATTGGTATCTCTGGATCTTCAAGTGCCACTACTCAACGCAATGGTTCTCTCTATATCTTTCAATCCACATCTGCTTCAACAAACCCAACCAACACTGTCGCCGAGCCACTCGGGCAAGGCGGGGCCACCCAGACCGCAACTGGACAATTTATCAATGACCCAATGCTCCCAATAGCATCAGGAACACTAGTGCAAGATTGCAGAACTGCTGCTGCCTGTACGAAATGGTCCTACACAGGAAGGAATGATTCATTGTCTGGCCGGGTTGGCTATTTAAACAATGTACCACGTGAGGCTCTACTCACTGGTGATTCAGGCTTGCCACCGG